GATAGTAGTGCCGTAGATTGGAGAGTAACTACTGTAGCAACTATTGATACTAGTCCAGAATTTTATAATTTTACTAATATTACAGATGCTTCTGGAGGTGCTGAAGTTGAAAGTAACACTGTTATAATTAATGGTATAAATTATACTGCTGTTGTTAGTGCTACTGCTAAAGTAATTGAAACTAATGCTCCTGTCGTTGTTTATGCTTCTGTAAACGGAGAAAGTTGGAAGAATCTTTCTACGGAAACCGTTACTATAGAAAATCAACAAACTTTACAATTAAAACTTACCACGCCAAATGTAGCAAATACTACTGTGTTAGCTAATATTGAAATTGGTACTAATTCATATGGTAGCTTGACTGATGAATGGAGAGTTACAACTAGCAAAGCTGGCGATATAATTCCAGATAATTTTTCTTTCACCGATAGACCAAATCAAAAATCATCTACTGTTGTTTATAGCAATTCTGTTTTAATAAAAGGTATAACTTCAGCATCTCCTTTATCTATTACTATTCCCTCAGATTTTGTGGGATCTCAAGCTCAATTTTCTATAGATAATGGGGATACATGGTATAATATTACTGGTCCAACTCATCCAGTTTCTCCTGCCCCACAAACAATAAGTAATAATACCGCACTAATTCTTAAATTAAGAACTGGTGGTTATGGTAGTAATGCTTCTCTCATAAATGTAGACATTGGAGGAGTAACTGATCAATGGTCTGTTTCTACTTTACCAGAAGCTCCAGTTTCTGATCAAACATCAACTTGGTATAGCAATTTGACAAAAGCTGACGGTTATAGTATAGGAACCGTAATTAGTGTTTTTAGAGGTTCTGATGGTTCTTTTGGTATACTGGATGGTAGTCCAGAATCTAGATATCCTGGATTTATTGAATGTAAAGGACAATCATTAAGTGCGGTCGATTATCCAGAATTATTTAATGTACTTCAAAATACTTATGGTGGAAATGCAACCAGATCTGATGAACCTCCGTATGAATACACTGGAACTTTTAAATTGCCAGATTATAGAAATAGAAAACTATATGGTACTGGAAAAGTAGACTTTAATGTTTCTTCTTCTCCATCTGTTCCTGTAATGTTTGGACCTGATGGATTACAAGGAGGAACACCAACAACGGTAGGATCTCAAGGAGGATGGTGGTATATAGATAAACTAGATGCTAGTGGTCCTTATCCTAGAGAACAGATATATGATGATGAAATAAGTGGAGAATTTTTTAGACTAGGAACTTTAAGAACATCTGGGTATAAAGAAATTACAGGACAAACTGGATTTATAATAACTGGAGATTGTAGTGGTGAAGTTGGTCCTTTGCGAGAAACAATTGTTAAAACTCCTTCTCATAGTCATGAATTTGTTTCATCTCAAGTTCTTGATACTAAAAATGGATTGATTGCGTGGGGATCTCCTGGAGTTCTTTCAGTTGGCACTGCCACTGGGGGAAATAATGTTTCTTCGTTAATTCCTGGGGCAAGTAATTTACCATCTCAGGGTCCTTTTACTAGTAAAATATCATATACGTATACTTTTAACAATTATTGGGCTTCTGAAAAAAGTTCAAATATAGCATTAAATAATTCTAATAATAGTGACGCTCCAGGAGCAGGAGGTCTTGGAGGAGGAACAATTAAACTAGGAGCATTCGACGCAAACGCTTCTCCAGCTACAATACTTGGATTTTCTCCTGGAGCAACTTTGTCACACAGTCATTACATAACAAGAAATCCTCCTGGGGCTTCAATCTTTAGTTACGGTAATACAAATGGTCCTGGAACGATATTTGGTTCTGGTTCTGCTGTGTCTGAAACTATTAATGTTTCTTTTTCTGCTTCTGGATTGGCATTATCATCAGATTTAGGAACGTTTACATTGTCATCTTCAAAATCAATAAATCCTACTGCTAAATTTAGAGCAAATGAAACTGTTCCGTTGATAACTAAATATTATAGAGCAAAATATATAATAAAAGCATTTTAAAATATTATGGCATTACAACCAATAAGACCTTTGGAATTGATGAAAGATTCTTCCATGACTAAATCAGAATTTTCTGATTTTATTGGAATATGGCAATCTTTTGTTCCTGCTTCTTTGTGTGAAGAAGTAATAAATCATTTTGATGATTTAATGATGAATACTCCTATCATTGAAAGACAACACGATGAAAAATTTATGGATGGAACCCAACAATTTCTTGATATAGGAAAAATGGGAAGGTCTGATCAATCTATTTTATTAAATCAAACTAATCCTGTTTTAGGTTCTCATATTTCTCAATATTTACAGGCAGCTTCAATTCATTATGTTGACGAGTATCCGCAATTAAAATGTAATAAATTAATTTCTACTGACTTAAAAACTCAAAAAACTTCTCCTAATGGTGGATATCATGTGTGGCATTACGAAAATTCTTCGTATGAATATTCTAATAGAGAATTAACTTGGATATTATATTTAAATACTATGCCAGAAAATGAAGCAGAAACTGAATTTATGTTTCAAAAGAAAAGAGTAAGACCAACTCAAGGAACTATGGTTATTTGGCCAGCTGGAATGACTCATGTTCATAGGGGATTGACTGTTTATTCTCAAGATAAATACATCATAACAGGATGGTATCTTAAAATTCCATAATAATACGAGAAAATACAAATGGATGGGCAATTTCAAGAAAAACTGGTAATTTTAGAAGCAAATTTTTCCGAAAGAATGATATACTTTAGAAGTTTTGATACTTCTGTATTAATTCCTGAAGATGTTTGGAATGATTCTTTGTTGGGAACTATAAGTCCAGAATGGCATGATCCAGACAAAGATGAAATGCAATTTTTTGTTTTTTATAATGACAATTCTTATTATTGTCAAAAGAGAAGAAAAAGATTTGATTATGAAAATGAAAGTTACTATTGGCAATCTTATCAATCTTCTGAAAAATCTTTAGAACAAGCACAAGAGTTGTATGATATTTTAACTACTATTGGATCTGTTGAAAAAATTGAAGAAGAACAAAAATGGCTAGATGAAGCTAAAACATTAGTATCAGATAACACTGCATATTTTATTGAAAAATGGTCAATAGTTAGAAGACAAATTAATGAAATGTTATTTTTTTCTGATTGGCGAATTCTTCCCGATGTAGTTGAAAAATTTGAAGGGGAACGTAATATGTGGATAGAATGGAGAACACGTTTAAGACAACTTTTGCCTGGGGTTGATACGTTTGAATCTGAATATAATGCTTTTAAATATTCTTTTGAACTTAAATATCCAATTGATCCAAAACAATATATTACAAAATATCCGAATAAGGAAGTTGAATATTTATCTACCGAAGATCAATTTACATCATATGGGTTTAGGGCTGCTACTGATTACTTAACCAAAAATGTATATACTATACAAGAATATATTAGAGATAATATTAATAATGAAATTTTAGTAGAGAAAAAAACTAGGGAATTAATACAAAAATTAAGAATCAAAAATTATTATCCAGATTTAATGGAAAAAATAAATGCAAATAATTCTGAAGTGGAAGAATTGGAGTAAAATTATATGATATATGAAATTGATTTTTTAAATAATGAACAATTAGAAACTATCATTAAATATTATGATTTTTCTAATTTTATTGATGGGAAAGCGAGTGGAACTGATAATAAAAAAATAAAAAATAATCTAGAAATGTGTGATAATACTCATTATATACCTCTTAGAGATTATTTTGGTAAATGCATACAAGAAAATAATGAATTTAAATTTGTTTTTAATTATAGAGCTTTAATTCCTCCAGGTTTTTTGAAATACGAAGAAGGAATGCATTATGATTATCATCGTGATTTATATTTTATGAATGATATTAGAAATGATTATAGTGTTACTTGTTTTTTAAATTCTCCAGATGAATATGAAGGAGGAGAACTAGTATTGAAAATTGGTGGTAAAGAACTTGAATATAAATTAGATGCAGGTAAAGCTCTAATATATCCAACAGGAACTCCTCATAAAGTAAAAAAAATTACTTCTGGCTGTAGAAAAGTCGTTGTATTTTGGTTTGAATCGATAATTCATGATTCTAGAATAAGAAATATAATTACTGATTATTCTAAAGTATTGTATGATAATCAGGAAAATTTACCTCCTAAGGCAATAGATGACCTTGAAGATATACGTTTTAAGTTAATAAGAGATTATGGGATTATTTAAATATAGCAATTGTGTACCCCATTCATTTGTAGCTAGCGATATAATTTTATATGATAATGTTTTTTCTGACATTGATTGTGTAAGTATTTCTAATTACTTAAAAAAACCAGCTTGGGAATGGGGACATACATCAAAAGAACTAAATGAAGAAAATAAAAATACTCCCTTGTTTTGGTGTATGCAATTAAGCTCGGAAAGATTTTTTTCCGAATATTTATTTGACAAGATTAAAAAAATCACTGGGCATGATTTGAAATTACTGAGATGTTATGCAAATGGAAATAGTTTTGGGTTGCCTGGGGATATTCATCAAGATAGTGATAAAGAAATAGCGACAACATTTATGTTTTATGCCAATAAAATTTGGGAACCTAGATTTGGCGGAAAAACTGCGTTTTTATTTGAAGATGATACTGAAAATAAATACATCATGCCAAAAAATAATAGGGGTGTTTATTTTCCTTCATTAATCCCTCATTACGCAGAAGAAGTAACTAGACTTTATTCTGGATTAAGACAAGTAGTAGTTTGGAAAATGGAGAAACAATAAATGAACTATCAAATATATAAAGTTGATGAATATGTTGATATAATAGAAAAATATACTCAACATGTAGAAAAACCTACCTTGGTAATTAAAAAAACTGGAATCAAAAATTCCACCAACGAAGAAAATATTCAAAAAGCTTTAGAGCATTATAAACAAATACTTCCTGTAGAAGTATTTACGATATTCGAAAAAGAAAATACATTCGCCATTCTTTTTCATTCTCACGATATGGCTAGAGATTTTGCAGAAGATCATTTCCCAGAAGATGAAAAAGTTTCTTACCCAGAACTTTGGGTTTCCGTTAGGGGATTTGATACCCAAGGGGCTATTTTTTACGCAAATAATATTTAAGGATAATGGAAACATTTCAAGACCATTTTATAGGATCTGAAGTATTTGATATTAAAAATTTCAAAAAAATATCATATACTAAAACAACTCCATATAGATTTGTAAGTTCTTTTGAAACTTTAAATCAAATCGATGATCCTTTGCATATACATGAAAATTGTTTGACTAAAATTTTGGAATACGAAAGTTTGTTTATTAATAAACAAAAAGCTATTTCACTATTAAAAATATGGTATGATTCAGACATCAAACAAATTTATGGGTACAGTATAGTTCCATCTGAATATATACCATACTCTCAAGCATCTTCTCTTGGAGTTTTTTATAATTGCCCTGAAGTAGAAGTTGTTAAGAAAATGTATGATAAAGATTATGATATGATAATATTTGATAATTATATTGAACTTGATGGTAATTGTAGATATTTTAATTTGAACATAAGAACATCTGGATTAGAATCTATAGAATATTTTTCCGAATTAGAAAATTTTGAAAATATTCGTAAAATTGTTAGAAATTTCAATACTAATGGTCTTTTTCCTGTCACATACATGTTTGATTTGCAAAATAGAGACATTGTTGGAATCAATATAGATACTAATTTTATTCCATATGATTTAACTGATGAAGATATATTTTTCAAAAGAAATGCTGAATATTATTTGAATAAAAAAATTGAATACTACTCTAAATTTGTTGATGCTAATATATTAACAAAAGAACAATATGATTATATCTTTGAAGTTTCTCCAGGTGCAGAAAAAACTTGTTTGAAATTTAGATGGGAAAATAAAAATATTTGCCATATTGAATTAGAATCTTATTGTGTGAAAGACTTTGCACAGGTCTGGACCAGAACATAAATTGGCACATGGGGGTTGACAGCCTCCTTTTTTCGTGCCATACTATCTTTGTTGAAACGCCTTCGTCATGAAACTTCGCCCCCAGCAAGAGCAATCCCTCACCGCCATGCAACGCCACCAGTTCGGGCAGATCATTGCTCCTACTGGTGCTGGCAAGACCCTGATCATGATCTTCGATGCTATGCGTCGTATGCGTGAGGCTACCACACCACAGACCATTGTTGTCTGTGCTCCCCGTATCCTACTTGCCGAACAACTATCCAGTGAGTTTCTTGAGTTTATTGATGATGCTAACATTCTTCACGTTCACAGTGGAGAAACGCACCACAAAAGCACAACCAACCCGCAGGTAATTTCTGCATGGGATGAGGTTGTTGATAACCACAAACTTATCTTTACCACTTACAACTCTCTTCGTCGTCTGAACGAATCTGAGATCCACATTGATGTCGCTTACTATGATGAAGCACATAACGCAACTCGCACGGACTTTTTCGATTCTGTGGCATCTTGTAATGCTACTAAC